AGTCCTAATGAATGTTCTTCCATACCTTTTTCTAACTGGGTCAATCTCTTTAGATTCTCTTCCTCATAAGGTGTCATATACTTTGTAGCACCTGCTGCACCAGCCATACCACCAATACCAGCACCGATAGCAGCACCAGCAGCAGTACCAATAGGACCTACCAATGTACCTATAAGCGCACCAGTACCTGCTCCTTTAATAGCACCTGAAGCACCACCTCTTAGACGGTCACCAGCACCAGTCTTAGTATATTCACTGTAATAATCTCTTGCCATATTAATAACCCTTTTGTAAACTATGTGATGTTGGTGCCCACATATTCAACTTCCAATGTAGTATTACAAGTAAAAAAGTAACCTACATCGTGATGTGTATCATAAACTACACTAAATTCGTGTGTTCCTGCATTCAATAACTGTGTCTTCGTAATCGTATAAAACCTATTATATGCTGACCACGGAATATTGCTAGACCATCCAGTATCTGTATGTGTCTTCATTGGATCCTGTGCAGGAGGACCAGCCCAACTAGACGGTGCACCACCAAGTGAACCACCAGAGAAAACACCATAATCATAAAAAGTTCCCTTAGTTGTATTAGCGAATGTAGTCTCTCCACCATCATTTGATAGATACACAAAGGTTGAATACCTATGCTCACACTTCGTTGCATTGTCCTCTGGATCCTGACAAGGTGTCTCTGGTATATGAACCTCTATCCAAGACCTAAGTGTAACAATCGCCCTCTGTTCTAATTCAAATGTAAATCCATTATCAGGCAATGTTAGTATCTGAGATAACGGTCTATTCGTACTTGGTGCAGAACCAGCATTAAGTTGATTATTCCATAACGGTGTTATCTCTTTCTTAGTATACCTCGTAAATGCATTAATATTTCTTGACTGCCTATCAACAAAATTACCCATACTATTACCGCAAGTGAACTGATGTTGCTTAGTACCTGAATTNAATTCACCTCTAACAATCTCTGGATAATCTACACTATCATTAGCCAAGTCACCCTGAATAATCTCTTTATTAATATAACGCCTTGCATCCTCAAAGTTCTCATTAACTTGAGCAGCCTGTGCTGGTTGTCCAGTCGTTATAGCGTGTTGTTTAACATAAGCCATTATGCACCAATTATCCTTAACTGTTCGTTCCAATCTCTCATATTAAGATTCATTGACGCAGCCTCTGTACGAACCTGTATCCTCATACCTGTTATTGTTCCAGTATAACCGGGAATGAATATAAAAGTTAGACCATACATTCTATAACCAGAACACGGATAGTCACTACCGGCAGAAGCCCTATGTGTACCAAATGAATTCCTTGTATCAAATCCTATATCAGTCCAAGTTGCACCACCGCCACTATCTATCAGTAGTTGTGCCTTAACCCAGAAATAATCTGTACCTTTATTTGCAGCCAAGTCGTTAGTAGAAATATTCGTTCTAAAATTGTAGTGATACCTCATTACATCACCAACCCGGAATACATAACCAGTAAATGTCTTTTCTGTGCTTCCATTATTACCGTGTGTAACTGTCACATAAGTTGTTCCAGCATAGTTGTTACTGGTTGAAGTAGTCGCATCTCTATGTTCATAAAGTTTAATTAAAGGTTTATCCTCCCAGTTCATATGCTTAGTAGATACCCATTCAGTTCTGGTATTACTTTGATCTATCTGTGCACTATCAGTTGCTAAACTATTAAAGTATGTATCTGTCTCTTGACCATCATTAGAAGGCTGTCCAGCATTCGCTTTCGTATATATTAAATTGTTGCTCATCTGTATTGATTCCTCGCCCACAACTGCATACCAGACATAGTGAATAGTTCTCCGTGATCTGATTCAGTTATAGTCCAAGTAGTTCCATCAAGAAATGACATTGCTTCCTTAGACCACTTCACTACTATCTCAGTATATTCTGTTCCTATAGGTGTACTGAAAGGAATATCTAAACATAACGCTCCCATATATACCTTGCCACTTCTTCCACACAGCACACCATTCACAAAGATTCCAATTTCATATGCATCGTATTGTGCTGAATTCTTATGCCAAGCAGGATCAGATCCACCTTGTACCCGACCAGATCTTGATTCACAATTAATTGTTACACCACCAATTATCATTCCTTCTCTGCTCTCAAACCTTATTCGTGAACCCTGTGTCACTACTGAATAATCAAACAAGTTCCAATGAGGATCCCAACTATCTGTTGTCCAATTCGTCTGGTATACCGAAGCAGGTCCAATCTCATTTGCAGCAGTACTAGTATTCGTTATCCGCCAAGTAGCATAATGATATGACTGTGTAGGCATATAACTACTGATTGTATTCACATCAAATGCATCACTAGTCCTAATAGGATCTATCAACTGTTCACTGTGACAACCAAGCAACGGCATATTATTTTGATCTAACTGCCCATTGAATTGCTGTGCAACACCATCTGCATCTTTATTAAAATGATCTGCCTTAAACTGATCACCATCAGCGAAACATTCTTTAGTCCAACTACGAGCCACTGCCACCCCTCCTTGTTAACACCTTCTGATCAGATGAACTGTATTCTATGTTATAGGAGATAATGTGAAATAACTTATCGCTTTCAATTCCCCATTGGAAATGAGAGCATAGCCCAGTATGAACATCAAACCTAACCCGGCATAACTGTCCATTAGACCAGTCTTCTCCCCAGATTGCTAAGTTCTTTACTTCCGTAGTTCCACCAGAAATTGTCCATACTGGCTCAGATGCTGATGTATGATATTTATCTATAATCATAGGACCACAAGTCCCTCCTGTAAGCGGACTGAAGCCATAGTCCACAGCATACACCATAGTCAAATCATTATACCCTTGTGTTACCATTTCTATCTCTACTGAATGGACACGCTTCTTAATACTGTCATCACCAAAATCATCCCACACACTGATGTAACCACAATCCTGATTAGCCTTAGCGTGATCAAATAAATTAAATGTTTCTGTATCTTGTCCCGATGCGCTGTGTCTTGCAGTTACACCCCATCCNCAATTAGCAGACCATACCTGTAGACCAAAGCCGGGAAAGAATGTCAGTGCATTCGTATTAAGTACTTGCGCTGCTGCATACGGATAATCAGGATANGTTCCTATAATGATCCACCCCTCAGGATCTGTATCCAAACAAGTAAATGCCATTTGATAATTTGTATTAGTCCCAGCAGTTGATTGAACAGAGACACCATTAGATAAATTCCTTAGGCTCCACATCCCAACCTCACTGTGAAATACGGCACCTCTTGTATTCTCTGTCTCACCATCAACTGGATAATGTACCCAGTATTCTTTTTCTCTGGTGCTATAACACGCTGTCGCTCTTGCTAAACTTCCTTCACTTAGTCGTTGCCATTCTCCAAACAAACCTGCACTAACAGGTTCTACTTTAGCGGTTACTAAGCCAGCCCCAGACTGTCCACCTGTGATTGCATACACACCATCTTTTGATAGAAAAAATAATCCTACACCGGGAACTTCTTTGATAGTATTTGTTGCCCTTGTTCCTACATCACTATCCAAGGTACCAATCGTATATGTATCATCGGAGATGGCTGAGATAACTTCTATGGATCCTGCTCGGAATACCAATAAGGAATTACTATAAGGGATCAGCGCAGTTATCTCACCACCTTGTCTCATCCCTACATCAAAAAATCTAAACCTATCAAATTGTTCTGGAAGATGCCTGTTACTATATCTTATGTTAGTACTGAAGTCATCACCACCAGCAACCCAGATACAACCATTATATGTAGCAGCATACTTGAATGACTGAGCAATTAATATACTATCATTCTTACCCGGTGACAGTTCTAACAGTAGACTGTCTGGAATGATATCAACATAAGTCTTAGTAGTATTATCATTCAATCTCTTAACAAGATAGAATTGCTCTGCTGCATTGTTCTCTAAGTTCTTAGTTCTATAAATGTTACGAGCAACAACATTCTTATCTCCTGTAGGAATTTGATCTATAACAATACCTACTTTGTATTCATCTTGATCTGTATTCTTAACCTTCCAAGTAGTTGAAGCACTATCGCTTAAAGGACTTTCAGAACCAGTATCTGATACGAAACTAACCTTATATCTATAGTGGCTCCATTCTCCATTCTCATCATTACCTAATCCAACAGATCTCCAGTTCGTTAGATAACAAGCCTGATTTGCTTCCAAGTCCTGAGGATCATCTAACTGATCCATCTGTACATCAAATACAATTGGAGGATTAGGAGCCTGCG